CAGCACCAACAACACCACCACCAACAGCACCAAGTAATCTTCCTACAATTGGTGCAGACATTGCTATTTTTGTATCATCATCTAAATTTGGATCAACCCAAACTGATAAAAGTTGATATAATTCAATAGCAGTCATTACAAGACCTATTTTACCAAGTAACCATCTCAATGATCTTAGTGCTTTTGCATATTTTGGAGTTAACTGAGACTCTAACGCAGCATTAATTTGCGCTTGAGTAGCATTTCTTCCTGTTGCTGCATCATTTAACCCTCCTTGAGGACCTAAGCTAAATCTATCAGGAAATCTTTGAGCTAAAGATCTGTTTTGAGCTAATCTATCTGCGGGGGATAATTGAGAGCGTGGAGTAATTGTCGCTGGAGCAGTAGGAGCCCCTAAACCTAAAGCTCTTCTCCACCAAGGAACTCCGCCTTGGGGGCGAGTACCATTTTGTAGATCAAGCCTTGCTCTTACAAACCACCATCTCAATCCAGCTACTGCTAAGCCCAATGCTCCTAAGTTCTCCCACACGAAATCTAAAGTTGCACCTATTGGTCTAGCTGCAAAGTTATTAAATGATGTATAAATTCCTTTGATAGTGTTACTAAGCATCATCAGTGATCCAGTCTCTGGATCTAGCAATTCAGTAATCGCAAGCTTCATTGTGTTAAGGCTATCTTTAATTGATTGAACATCGATAGTTGCAAATTCATCTAGCTTTGTTTTAGCATTTCTGAGAGAAGTAGGTAAAGTACTCAGTGTGGGGCCCATTTCCCCAATACCTTTTTCCATATTATCCCAGGCTCCATTATATTTTTCGTTGATAAAACCCTTAGCAAAGTTATAAACAGCGAACATTCCAGCGCCTGCTAAAGCCACGTTTTTTAACGTTCCAATTGTATTCTTAAAACTAAGAGCTTCTGTTATAGAATCTCCCATTTTTTCAATTGCTTGATCAGTGTCACCTTTTGGTGCTTTACTTTCAACAGACGTAGGTTCACTTAATTCATTGAATTGTTCTTCTGAAGCAGCTCGTTCTGCTGCATCTTGAGCAATGCCAAGCTGATCTTTCATCATGTTTGCTTGATCTGAAATGTTATTATTAATAGCACCAAAAAGATCATTGAAGCGAGTAAGTTCCATTTTAACGGATCTAACAGAGTTAGTACCAGAATTACGAACTAAATCGCCCTGGTTTTTAAGCTCTGCAATAATAGCTTTTGTTTCTTGTGATAATTCAGCCATTTATTTTCCTACTAAGTTTATTGGTTTTCTTTCTGTTTTTCTATATAATCAACAATCATACCAAAATATAAGTCTCTTTCATAAGGCACCATGTTTTCTACTTCTGTTATACTGTATTTATGATGCTGCGCCATTGCAAATATCATCTGGTAATAATCGCCTAATGATATATGACACAGCATTAGGAAAAAAAACTTTTCATTCCTTCAATTACAAAAGTTTTATCAGCACCATCTTTATTTTTATATTTTAACTCATGACGAAGTTTTGGAACTGTTTCAAAGAATTTTTGAATTCCTTTTACCACATCACCAGAAAAGCTTTCAACAAAAGCATCTACTTCTTCATCTTTATAATCTTTAAAATAATGTACTTCATCATCTGAAACAAGTTTGTCTAAACAACCAATCATCATAAGATAGTTAATAAGCGGATCGTTTTGGTCCATTTGCTGAGTTTTAATATAATCATCAATCGTTGGATACTTTAAAAATAATGTATAAACATCATTAATCTTCACTTGATTTGTATGATCAGCCGGAGTGTTGAGCTTTACTTCATCAACATCCAAAGTTAATTCTACACTTTCTTCAGTGTCAGGATCTTTAACTACAAATTTTATTTCGTTATCAACTGATCTAGCTCTCAGCATTAACATAATATATTCTAAATCGAACATTGCTAGTTCTTCAATATCTTTTTCAAGTAAACAGTTATTCACTATTTGCTTAACTGCTAATACTTCCTGAGAAGTCTCATTTGATTCTTGAGCTACTAGAAGAATTTTTTCTTCTTTAACAGTAAAAGGTCTATATTTAATTAATTCGCCGGTTGATGGAAGCTTAGCTTCATAAATCGGCAAGTCAAGTTTAGGTAGTGCCATAATTTATATTCTCCATATCAAAATGTGTTAATAAAGTTTTTAACCCTTGTATACTTGTTTACTGCCTCTTGTACGCTTCTTGGAACTAGGTCTTGGCCAATCATCTGTCCGAAAGAGCCTATAGCGTTTAAGAATCCAAGCAAACCGTTTCCTCTGCCAAAGCGAGCTGTCGGTGAGCCGATTCTTTCACCAGAGAATTGAATTCTATCGTACTGGAAGCTCACAGGTAAAACCGAAAACTGGTCATTGCTTTCCCAAGCTAAGTCTACATCACCAATTTGAATTGGAAACGCGTCGTCTAAAACTACTTCATAATAAGAGCCTGATGTTTCGTAATGAGTTGAATATTGTCTAATTACAATACGGCAAGCATATTCTTCTTTATATCCAATTTCAAAAGGTAATCTTCCATCTACTTCAGAAAAGCCACCTGCGGCAGTAGAATAGTTGATAATATTTTGAGCCCAGTTATGAAAGAATGTTAAAACCTGATGATCAGAATCTAAAAGAAAGATAGCTTGTACAGGCTCAGGGTTAAAAGTCATTGGCATCATTCTGCGCAATTGAGCGACTTGCTGGTTTTCTGAAGAGTTAATCATCATGCCCGGAATACTAGCATTCTTACAAAAGAATACAAGGTCTCTAGAATTGGCTCTGGATCTGTTTGGTCCTTTAGGAAATATTTGAACCTCAAACAGTGAACCGCGAGCAGGACCACCAAAGTAGTCCATTTGCGATTTAAATTCGTTAATTCTAAATGCCATTATCTTCCTCTTATAATTGCACGAGAATCACGGTAAACTTGAGTAGCTGTTGCTCCGACAAATTTCTGTGTCGGCAAGAATAAAGCGATGTCCCATTCCGATGGCATAATATAGGCTGGTTTTGTTCTCACATGAGCGTTCAAATAATGCTTAATGGTTGGTTTAAATTCTCTAAATTTAGCAGCACCATTCAAAATATTATATGAAGCTCTTAACCTTGTTGTTTCATCAAAGTTCTTATTATTTAAAACTGTGTATAATTGATCCATTAACTTAGCTCTTAGTATTGGCGGCAAATAATGCATATTAATACCTAAGAAGCCGCCCTTAGCTTTATTTATTGGAAAAATGAGCGGATACCTATCGTAGTAAGGTAGAGTGTCTTTATGCTTAGGATCGTAAGCAAACAAATACATATTACCCATAACAAATCTACTATCTTGTCTTCGATCTCTGTCGCCTCTCAACTCACGAATTAATTTGTCACTTTGTGATCTATTACGAGATGTTCTCGTAATGCCTTTAGCTTGATCTCTATACCATTCACGTGCGGCTGCGGTACGAGCAGGTGCTTGTCCGGATCTAATCCCTTTAAGTAATATGTCGTCGAAAATTGCAGCCATTATTTGATTCCTATATGATCTTCTGTATGTATTAAAAATTCCCAGCCTCGTTGCGCACAATACATTCTAGCTGCTTTCCACTTTGCTTCATTAATTCCATAAGTCTTAACCTCGTTAAGATATCTTCTTGATACGCGGCCTTGTGCTGTTTTCATTTTAGACCTATCGGGCGGTCGTGTTTGAGCTTTTGGTTTAATCTCAATCATAAAAGTTTTTGCCGTGCCTTCTCTAGTTCTTACTTTAGCAATTACATCAGGAAAATAACGATGACGTTTGCCATCGATTGGAGAGTAATATGGAATTACTACCTCTTCACTTTGCCACCAAATTACATCAGGATTTCTATCCATCAATTTAAAATATTTTAGTTCCCACGATGAACGATAATAAATTTTAGTTGGATCACCTTTATATTTTTGTGGATTAGCAGGTCTAAACCTTCCATTATATGCCAACTAACACCTCATAATTTGTTATAAATAGAAATATTAAAGTATTTATAAGCAAAGGTAGCGCCAGCTCATGTCTAGTAGACCGGAAATATTTAGAAGGCAAGCGGAAGCACAAAGTGCTGCTGCATCATTGTATCGATTTCCTTCTAAGCCATACCCACATTCTATGATGTTGGTATTTAAAGAATTTAATTACAAAGAAGGTTTTGCTGATGGTGGGTATATAGATGGCCTTTTAAATACTGGTGCTGATTCTACTGGAAGAAGAAGTTCTGGAGTTAGTTTAAGAAGCCAAAGAGCTATAGAACTGCCTTTTCCTAAACAACTTCAAGATAGTTCAAATATGATGCTAAATGGTTTTTCTAGAGATCCTTTAGTAGAAAAAATTGTTACAGGTCTAGAAGGAATATTAAACGGAGATGGAGCTCAAACTCTTGGAGGATTACCTGGAGCTATTCAACAAGCTGGAGCAAATTTAGCAGCATCTTTAGCTCAATCACAAGCTAGCGGAGGTGGTATAGGCGGAGCAATTCAAGGATTTACTAGCGCTTTAAGAGATACAGGTGTTCAAGATGTAGCTTCTGTTACAAGGTATTTGATGCAAAAAGCTTCACCGCTTTTAGGAGACATTGGTCAATCTATTAACTTAGCTGCTGGTCAAGTATTAAACCCAAAAGAAACGCTTGCCTTTGAGGGTGTTCAACTAAGATCTCACCAATTCAGTTGGGATCTGTTTCCAAGCAGCGCACAAGACTCAGATCAAATTAATAACATTATCAATCTAATGAAAAGATCAGTTCTTCCGAGAACTCAAGACTTCGCGCTAGGTAATGTTGCTAATTTTGAAAGAGCATTTCTCAAGTACCCACACGTATGCCAAATTTATTTGATTGGTGTTGATAGTGGGTCTTGGATGAAATTTAAACCAGCGATGGTACAAAACATGACAGTAGATTATGCGGGAGGTGGCACCCTTGGTATTATGAAAGGTGGTAAACCAGCTGGAGTTTCAATTTCTATATCTTTACAAGAACTAGCAATTGAAACAGCAAATGATTATGGAGAAGAATCTTTAGATCCAGAAGTGGCTTCATATACAGCACCACCTGCTGCAGAAGCAAGTCCTAGCGGTGCCACTGCTTCTGGCAATCAAGGGGATGGATTGAGAGGATAATAAATGGCTAAATATTTCGATTACTTTCCAACTATTAATTATGAAGGACAAAGAGTAAAAGACATTACTCGAAGAAATGGTTTTACTCAACTTGCCGCTTCTAACCCAGCTTTGTATTTGCCATTCACAGTTAAAGAAGGTGAAAGACCAGAAGATATTGCTAACTATTATTACGGTTCAACTGATTACACTTGGCTAGTTTATATGTCAAATAACATCATTGATCCTTATCACCAATGGCCAATGGCTGAAGCAGATTTTAATAATTACCTAATTCAAAAATATGGTGCTGAATCAGGCCGAGTTGGTGATGAAGTTGTAGAATGGACTAGAGAAGATAATGGTGATAATATCATCTATTATTATAGAGAGGTATAATCAATGGCAGTTGATATAATCAAACTAGCACCAGAATCTTTCCAAACGATTTATTTACGTAAAGAAGATAGAGTTATTTTACGTACAGAACAAGGGCGTAAAATTATCATTAAACGTATCATTCCAAATGAATGGCGCGAATGGAAAGTCTATGATCAAGAAACTTATGATAATGAAAATAAAAAAGAAATTTTCTTGATAGATAGAAGTTATTTACCTATTATTGAAACAGAATTTAGTCGTAAAATTAGAACAGCATAATGTCAGAATTTAATCCATCAACATGTGAAGTAACAAGAGCGATTCTTACTTCATATGACAATTCTAAAACTGCTGACATTTCTACGAACTTTGTCGGCAAGTGGACTATTGTCCAGTCTATGAGCGAGGTCTCTTACTCTGGAGAATTGTTTATTATTGATACCGCAAACGTTTTAGAAGGTTTTCCTATTCGAGGAGAAGAGCGTTTAGACTTATGGATTAAGTCTTTTGATCTTGGAACAGAAGTTAAAATAAAAGGTAGAATTCATAAAGTAACTGGAATTATTCCATCACCAAGTTCAAATTCAGTATCTTATACTTTGCATTTTGTGTCTGATACAACGTTTAACGCATCTCTAAGAAAAATTACTGCGCCATATAGAGGTTCAATTAACCAAATGGCAGAAGAAATATTTAGACAGTATTTTTCACCTATTGGAGAGCCAGATTATTTAGATCCAAATGATCGAACTAAAACGCTTCCAATAGCAACCAAGAGATTTCCTATTTCATCTGGTGAATATGATAGAAGCCTTTTCATTCAGCCAACAGTTGGTGTTGCAAAAATTATTATTCCGGATTTGTCTCCTACAGAGGCTATGTACCTTATTGCTTCTAGAGGATATAATCCGGCCAGTCCTTCGCAGACATTTAGATTCTTTGAAACAATAGATGGTTTTTATTTTTGCACTGATGAATATTTTCTTAAAGGACAAACAGAGTCAAGCGTTCAAAAGCTTTATTACGCTCCGGTAGTTCCACTTACTCCTGAAAATGCAGAGTCTCAACTTGGAAGAATAGAAGAAGTTCAAATCTTATCAAAAGGTATTGATACTTCTACAGACGTTTTCTCAGGTTCATACAGAAATGAAGTAGTCGAGCTAGATTTAATACGTAGAGAATTTAACGTTAGCACATTTAATTTTGAAGATGCTACATATATAGATATGGATGGAACGACAAGAGATTTAGGAGCCAATCCTCACACTGAACAATTTAGAAATGAAGTGTTTACACAAGAAAATGCTAGACGTTTCATGTTATTTAAAAACTATCAAAGAAATGGTGATGCTCCTTCATCTTTGCAAGCAAATAAGCATTTAGCAGAGATTGTTCATAACAGAGTTTCTTATTTCCATCACTTAAATAATACTGCGCTTGCAGTTGGGATGAAAGGTCGCTTAGATCTTAAACCTGGAATGGTAGTAAATGTTGATATGAAAGCTTTGAGAGGAACTGGTGAAAGCGCAAGCAATTCTAATGATAGTTTATCGGGTAGATATTTAATCCAAGCAACTAATCATGCTATGGATGAACAAGGAACTCTAAATACTGCTTTGAGATTAGTTAAATTTGATTGGAGCCTAGGAACGGCTCAAGTACAATCCCAAGAAATACCAGAGGATGATAATGGATAGTGGTGTAGGTCTTAAAGATCCCTTATTTTTTATAGGAGTGGTCGAAAATAACATTGACCCTCGTAAAGAAGGTCGTGTTCAAGTGCGCGCGTTTGGTATTCATGGAACCAACCAACAGGTTCCAAGAGACGACCTTCCTTGGGCTATCGTGTGTCAAGGTGGATATGATCCAAACGCTGTTCCAAAAGTAAATAGTTGGGTGTTTGGAGTATTCTTAGATGGTAGAGATGCTCAAGAGCCTATGTTGCTTGGTTTGATTCCAACACAATATGTTACTCCAA